CCAACGAAGTCAACTTGGGAAGCACGTGAGCTAGCCAATATAGACGGTTGTTTAGTGATATATAGCTTAACCATGTTCGCATCGTCAGGATATTCGTTTGTAGTGAAATGAGCATCATATAGACTTCACCAACCAATAACATAGTCCTTAGCCTCAATAGGATAGTGACGACAGAAAGAAATTATGTCTGCCACTGTCAAATATCCCATAGTCTTCAGAACTTTCAATAAGACACTTTTCAAATATGATGTCTTCTCCATACCAGACTTGAATTTCATTTATAGCTCCTTTTATTTGATTTTAGGTTCGTATTTCATATCACGAAGGATTTCTTTGTTTTGAGCACCGATATCATCCAACATCATATCTACGCCCTCTTCCAAACGTTTAACAAATTTACGATAGACCGCTGCATTTTTACGTTTCAAACGATACAGGTTATAAGTATCATATAGGTGTAGGTTGTTCGGCACAATTTGTTTGAGGTGCATTGGATGGAAGAAAATATCATCAGATGCTTTAGGACTTGTATAGTCAAGAGCGCGTTTGTCGAATCCAAACATGTAGTCCTTAAGTTCGACTTTCTTATTAGCAGCTTTGCGCAGCTCGGCAACAGAAATAGAATCGCCACGGTTCAATTTATCCAAGACATACATATACCACAGAACTTTTTGTCCTTGAGCTGTAATGTATTGTTCGTCGGTCATACCAGCGTTAGCAGCTTGCACAGCTTCGTCATTGAAATGTTTTGATTTGATAACAGGTAATCGAGTAATATCATACTTCATTAGTTTCTCCTTTTGTTTAACGCAATACTACGAGAAGATTTGCTCGTAGATCCCACAGTAACTTCCGTGTGTCAGCCTCTCCTACGATTTCGCTACGTAGAATAGTCGAGTCCAAGAGTTCTTTCAACTTCCTGGCAGCTTCAAAGATTTCAGCATCGTCCATATTCGAGACGACCTTATCTTTTATTTCGTCCATTAGTCCTTCCTTTCCAATTATATGTATTGTACTCGGAATGGTCCAGCTCCTTTTGGTAACGAGTCGCGTCAAGAATATAGTAGTTTTTGACATCAACAGGACCACCCGGAGTAAATGTGCAGTCCAGTGGTTTAGAGTCGAGAATATCCAAACGAGTCAAATGTGGCTCATCTGGATTATTCCAATATCTAACCAAGGATAAATTAATTACAGGTAAGTTTGTCCCTTGACATGATGCAATTTCATTACCATCAGATTTGTATTGTATGAATTTGTATGTCGTGGCATACTTTCTGAATATGGTATCAATGAAATCTTCTGAGTCATCAGCCTTGAACAATTCCTTAACCATAGCCAACAGTGATTCTGAACTTTCAAATATAAACATCCGATGATCATTGTCAGTTTCTGAGATTACAATATATGGACAAAGAATATACTTGTCTTTACCCATATTGATCTTGATAAGATTATCCCCATAAGCTATCCCCACCATGATATTGGGTCTAGCCTTGGATAATTTGGTCCAAAACATGAATTTGTAGCCCTTATAATAGTCTTCATTTAAGACCGATAGATCGCTCTCTGAGCACTTCCTGAGTACGTCGGCCCTTTCTATCGAATAAGGAACCACATAGTCGTTAAACGCCATTATATAGCCTCCTAGACCCCTTCTAGCGGGTTAGTTTGTCCCAAAGGTCATCTCCAGCCTTTGGATAGATCACAAGTCCATCATTCGATCCCCATTCGTCATAAACCTGACGGCCGAAAGTCAAATATCCTGCATGAGTCTTCTCCATAGGATAGATATAGCATAATGTGTTGATGGATTGGATTGTGAATTCGGAATTCGTTTTCATGTTTGAGATCATGCGATTCATTAAGCCCTCGGGACTTGACACAATCTCTCGTGGAATACAGACAAGAACCTCGTCTTCATCTTTCCTCTTGGCCAGGAAGAAATTATGAGTAGGTGTATCACCATTCTTGTATTCCTTAATAGTGGTAATTCGACTACCACCGCATAATACGAAGTTGTATCCACGCGCAGAATATACATCGGTCAGGCTTCTAGAAAACCCTTCCACAACGCAATTATCTGATTCAGATTCGGATGCTTCCCATCCTTGGTTATATGACCGAAGTACGGGAGTTCCGTTTCGCAAATACATGTGTTTCAAGTCATAACCGTTGATCAGTCGGTAGTGACTTAATTTGTATTTGTCTTTCGTGGTCCACATAATCCAAGTAGGTATTAAAGCCCACTCGATATCTGTGATGATTTTGTCAAGCCAATTTTTAAGATTAGCAAGACCTTCTTTTAGTTTTGCAAATAATTCTTTCATTAGGGTGTCCTTTCTGAAAATATGATGCGATGTCTCGCGTAGTAATTCAATTCCTAATGTTAATTAATGGATTGTCTAAATCGTTGTAGACGCAGAACGATCGAATATGATGATTTGAATGTCCGAAGAAGTGTATTATGCTTCTAGACAGTTTAGTAACATCCAACTTAGTCAGATGTAAATTACTAGATCGACCGCCAGATGTATAACCAGAAATGATTATTTCATTAGCGTCGCTTAATAGGTCAGCAACAAAAACAATATATACGAAGTCAGAGTCTCGTAAATAGATTGCTCCACCTCCGGCAGAACAACGAAAAGAATATACTTTACCGTCTTTCTTGATGATCAGACGATTAATCTTCCGAGTCGTCATCTTCATCACCTTCTTCCAGCTCTACAAAACCTACCTCGTGTTCAATACGTTTGTTGTATTCGTCCCACAGTGACTTAGAATCATCATAGTCAGATTTAGGCAATCCAAACATACCGAAAGTATCATCATAATTTGGCTTGTTAGTGCGTCCACTTTCTAAATATGAGATAAAGGTATCGTGAGTAATAGCGTCGAAGTCCTCGAATTCAATTGACATCTTATCGAAAATGAATTTCAGATACTCAGTAGCAGATTTCTTCCCGCCTTCAACATGTAGGTTTTCAGCAAACCAAATAAGCAGCTCGCCAATACTTGCCCAGCCAGAATATTTAGATGCGAACCCAAAGTATTCTACACGCTTGTCAATTAATTGTTGACGGATGTTGAGTAGGGCAATGTTGTGTTTGTTAGGAGTATATTCCCAAGCAAAGATAGGTGCAAAGTCATCAATAAGTTTTGAATTATGGATTCCTGCACGGTCAAGAACTAACGCACAATAGTAATCATAGCTATCTTGCGTGTCTTTGTCGTAGATCATACGTTCGTACTCCATTTCATTAGCTTTAAGCGAGCGGATTGTGTACATCATATCGTCAAGGACCTTACGAATTTCTTTCGCAGATCGTTTGTCGCGATAGTTTAGGAATCTATCCTTCATTTCAAATTCGTCAAATTTACGAACTACGGAAATAGTATCACCTTGTCCATCAGGAAGGTCGATAACTTCTTCGGTCATCGGATCATATTCAATCCCAGCAGCATTTTCATATGGAGTGATATTACGGATAATCATACCGTTTTCTTTACGCCATGCATGTCCATCACCAAACTCAAGAGGGTCTTGGTCTTGTTCAATATCGCGTTCGAGATCCATCAGAGCATCACGTTCTTCGAGACGTTTCTCAATCTCAGCAGCTTCATGTGCTTCCAACAGTTCCTCATACGAAAGACCATCTTCTTCCAACTTCTTTTCTTCCTTATACCATTTGTAGAGACGGTAACCGGCATAACCGATACCAGCCACTAAAACAGTATATCCCAAAATCTTCAAGTTTCTATTCATTATTGGAATATCCTTTCAAAATTTAATTATGCTTGTTCGTCCGCTTCTGCGTAGATGTTTGGAGCGTAACGGTTGCGTGGGCGTTTCCAGCGAACATATGTTTGTGGAACCATAGCTTTAGCTTCTTCATCCCACATGTCGAATGTATCCCATTCAATATAGAATTGATCAGTGTCTGACCAGAAGAATGGTAGAGCAGCCGATGGTACTTCAAATCCAAGTTGTTCCAACACATATGGGAATGTTAATTCGCCCCATTTAGCCATTTTAGGAATTAGAATTTCATTGTAGATTTCTTGGATTGTTCGTTCGTTGTATTCTGGTTCACCAGGTGCGTTGAGGTTAGAATTCTTGAAATATGCGCCATAGAAAAGCCCTTCGCTAGGTACTTCAACAGTAGTTTCGATTTCATTTCCATCTTCGTCAGTGATTGTGATTTTACGCGTATCATGAGGAGTATCGAGACGTTTGAATGTTTCTTCGTCAAGGATTTCCTTAGCACGTTTGCGGTAGCGAGAATGTTCTTCTGTGATTACCGCGAGAGCAGCCGTAACAGCTTTGAGGCGATTGTTCTGAATAGCGTATGAAAGTCCAATACAAGCGACACTAAGAGTCCCAACAAGGACAGGCACAGCAATGTCTTTGGCAACCTCAGTAGCGATTTCAACTTTTGACGGGACAATTCCATCCTCCTTCATTTCCTCAAATTTTTCAAGAGTCTTATCTACCTTTTTGGCAGCTTGATATGATGTTACGGCAGTAGCAACAAGTCCAACTCCTCCAGCGATAACCAATGCAAGTGGTGCGTGCTTGATACCAAAGTTTTTAGCCGCAACTAGACCACGGCGAGAGTTTTTAGCAAGATCTGCAAAATTAATTGATGGTAATTTCATTATGTGTTCTCCTTTATTAATTGTCTTCATTTTCGCGAAGAATTGAATATCCGCAAATGTTTGATAATACAAATGATGAGTTAGCTCGAACCTTACGCTCTTTGTTAATATGAGCATCATGTTCGAAGTCAATAAAGCCGTTACGTACGACTAGATTTGTAACCTCGCTAAATAAGAGAGGTTGTTGATTTTGATGCGTGTGTTTCTGATAAATCCTAACCCGCATATGTTTCCTCCTGTAGTTCTTTTCCGTGTTGCGCACGTTTTACAGCAGCATCACGGTATTCGTCCACAATATGCTTGTATTGTAGATATGTAGACGGAGTAAATCCGTGTTTGTTTTGCAGATCTTTGATTCGTTGTCGTACGCCACGTAAATGTGTATGCATAGACTTGAAGTCAAATACATCTGCGCTATTGATCATACCAATAGTCATTCCTGAAACTTGGTTCTGCTTAATTGAGATTTGTTCTTCTTTACGCATGAGATAATCGATGAGAAATGCGTACTCCGTTTCTGGAGTCCAATGCAATGAATAAGAGTTGATTTTGCGTACTGCAACCATAATTAAGCCTCCTGCTTTTGTTTAATAGCGATCTTGCGAATATCGGCACGTTCAAATACATGCTCGACAGTTTCGTTAATTTCAACCAAATGTTCAATAATAGTAACAGTGGTTTCGCTGCGTGTGTATGTCAATCGTAGTTCCTTACCGTATTGGTCTTTAGGAACATAGTTAAAGTATTCGCGACTACCATCGCGAAATATAACATCAATCTTTGTTATCATTTAAGCCTCATTTCTTCAACCAAGCAAATGCTAGGATGATCCAACCAACAGGGCCAATGCAAAGTAAAAATAGGGTAGCGAGTAAGTTTTTCATTTTAGTTTCCTCCGTTTATCTTTTAATCCAATCCATGAATATGAGTAGCCAACCGATTGGTCCACAAGCGAACAAGTACAAATATGCGATATATCGTCTCATTCTTCTTCCTCCACATATTCAGATCCGAACATACCAATTCGAATTCCGTCTTCCTTACAAATAGCATCGAATGCGAAATATGATTGCACGCATCCAATAACATAACCGATTCCAACCAAACCAATACCAATAACGAATTTTTTCATTAGTAAACTCCTAACTAAATTTCTTCAACAGGTGGGAATTGAATTGTATATCCTCCCCCACGCGCAGCGACAATCTTAGATCCACGAAGATCTGTCCAGCCATAAGAATTATCAGTAAACCTTGATGGAATATCAGATAGTTCATAGTAATCTGCAACAGATACAACTTTGTAATGCTCGAGGTTACTTAACATGATGTTAAAGATTTCCTGAGCTTCCTGCGCAGTTTCAAAGTCGACGTATTTCAACACGTCTGAGGTTTTCTCGGAGCGACGATTGAATTGTCTGTCGTAGTCGATACGTCCTCCACCTCGATATGTGTCCATACGAGTTACATTGTTTCGTCCACGACCCCAGTATTGTGTGGGCTGTCTATGATAAATATAGTCATCACCTAACACTGCTCTTTGAATCGCGGTTGTAGTAATATCGACGAAAGTATTTTGTGCACTTGGGATAATAACCTCATGGACTAGATGTTGTACAACACCTTTGAATCCGCCTTCGCCGAAAAATAGTAATCCGGCTCGAGATAACAAACTAGGTTTGCGTACTCGACCTTTAGCTACTGCCTTCTGCTTTTTACGCACAGCAGTCCCGTCATTCTTTTCTACCTTAGTAGATTTTTGTTTTACCTTATTGTAGTCAACCATTAATTATACTCTCCTAACATTCAACACTGCAGACCATTCGTATGTTACGGGGTCCATTTGTTTCTTGACACCGTCTGCAATATATGTTCTTCCTTCAAACCAAACACGATTATTATAACCATTAAGTTCGGTTGCTAGATCCGCCAACGTAATATCACTGGCGTTGTCTAATGGCACAAAGAATCTACCAGTGACAGGGTTAAAATCAGGGACATACATTGCGTCATAATCTTCTAATATGACAGCCATATATGTCTATGCCTCCTTTCTACGGCAAAAAAATAAAAGAGGGTGTAATAACCCTCTAATATTAATCGATAATGTTTTATTCAAACTCTGCGTCAATAACATCTTCATCTTCTTCAGACTTAGATTTACCTCCAGCGAGTAGTGAAACCACGAATAGTCCAGTTGCAACAAGCGCAGTACCCACAATAATCTTCTTAGCGACCGGACGCCACTTCGCAATTGTCTGTGCGATAGTTGGATTCTCTGGTTCAGCCACGATTGTGGTTGTAACATCTTGCTCAACTGCAGCTTCTGCTGCTTTCACTTGCTCATCTGAGATAACCTCAGTTTGGTTTTCAACGATTTGTTCTTTTGACATTTGTTTGTCCTCCTTTTGTTTTATCGTTTCATTATCTGCTATGTAATTTCTGCGACTACTTTTTCCAAATTTTGGATAGTAACGTAATTGTAAAGACGATCCATACTGCTCCGGTGATCCCAATCACTACAGATGGTCCATAAATAACGGCTGGAAATATCCCTAACGCAATCCCGCAGATAATTGAGAATGGTACGGATAAAACCAGCACAGCAGCTGTTAAAATTATTTTAACTGTTGATGTATTCAACTTCCTTAATCTCCTCTTCAGTTCAAAATGTTTCGAATTCCTCCATATCAGAGCGTTCGAAATGAATGGTGAGATTGTCAGGGAGTTCCATTTGTACTTCAGAGCTGCAAGCGTAAAAATTATCACGAAGTGTGTCCATGTCTTTCAATGACATTGGAATACGAATATGTTTTCTCATTAATATTTCCTCCCTAAACGGCGAATAGTGCCGTATTCGTTCACCAGTAAAATAGTATTGACAAATCCATCAGTACTTGGGATACCGACAGACTTGTCTTGAATAGCATATTGCTTGTTGTTAATAACCAGCACATACTCACAATTCAAATCCAACATATGTACGATCGAAATAGGAATATCCACAACGACAGAACTAATGCGTCCATCAGATGTTGGGAATGTGTCCTCATATTTGCCGCCAAATGTTGTAGTTGTCCCTTTGTAATAAATAGACAACGAGATATTTTGTTTCTGTTCCATACCAAACCTACCTCAAATATGTATTGTCCTGCAAAGCTTGTTGCAGAAGTTCTTTAGTTGTAGACGTTCCAACATATATTCTGTCGAACATCACGTCAATGACACTCAAGAAATATTTGATAGACTCTTTATCACGTTTGACATAGGCAGTCTGACGATCTTCCTCATAAGGCTTGAAAGATTCTTCAGATATGTTCATACCTATGTCTTCGTAATAAAATGATTCTGTAAGTGTAAGTATAAGCTCGTCCACAAGTCGTCTAGACAATTTGAATAACAGCCCTTCCAAATCTATGAATTCTAGATTTTCTGGAATCGTCATCATCATGTTCAAATATGACTTGTAATCTTCTTGGGCTTGATGCTCACACCAACTAGTTATAAGTCTATCAATATAGAAATCTTCGATCATGAATACGTTTTGTAGATCCATTGATCGAATGTTTGCTATAATTTGGTTCTTGAAGTCATTGCTAGATAAAATAACCTTTTTATCTTTCATGTTTCTTTCTGTCCAAACTTTCTAACATTTCTTTTCGCATTTCGTCCGGATTCCTGTTGAATTCAAATGTGACGGACTCAGCGTCTTCTTTCATAGATTCTTCGGTTCTATCTAAGACATGCTTGAATACGTCCGACATGAATTTTGTATCTTCATAAGATACGTCCGGATCATGAAATGCGTTCTCATAATATCGCGAGTCTATGATAGATAAACATAGAGCATCTACAATTTTACGAGCTATTTTAAATACGAAAAGATTAGGATCTATCACAGTAATACCATCCGGTACACTTGCGAGGAATACGTAATATGCTTTGTAATCCTCTTGCGCTGGTGACATTTCTGTCTCAGGATCCTTCTCCTTCCATTTAGTGATTGCCGCCTCGATCAAAGATTGGTTAATATATAACATATCAGATAGAGGCATATCTCTAACCATTGTCTCAACCGTTTCTTTGAATTCAGTAGACGACATAATATAACCTTTAGTCATCTTCAACCTTTCTTCTAATTCCGAGAACATCGGAAAGAATTTTGAGACCCTCTAAAGTCATTTTATCTTCTTCGGTCTCTGGCGTAAATACGTTTTCGAAATAGTTTTCTTCCATTATCGATAATCCTCCAGTAAATCGTTTTCAACAAGAGATTCCTTACAATACGAAAATATAATCGACTTGGCAAATTCCTCATCAATTAATGCATACTTACGTTGTAATACCGTACATCCAGTATACTTTTCGCTAGGACCAGTGATCTTGGCTTCCATAAAATATCCATAATGTGATACGCCTTCAATGGAACGTTCATAAGGAAGTTTTAAATCGATTAAATTTTCACTTCGTTTAAGCTCTTCTTTTGCATATACTTCATCAGAGAAATGATCCCATGTTGTATTCATCAAAATGTTATCAACTTCTCTAAGTTCGTATTCATGGAAAGATGCTTTTTCGTAAGTAAGATCCTTCATATCGTAATCTGTAATAACAAATCCGATATTGTCAGGATTCTTACGAACAGATTTACGACGAATAGCTTTACCGTTAAATGTGTAGAATGCGATATCATCTAAGTCACATTTTTTACTTATACTGGTTTTACGAAGACACCCTTTCCATTTGTTATCCTGAGATTTTATCAAAGTGATAATACGGATAGGAATATGTTTCCCATCCGTGGTATATACGCCCAAATATAATTTCTTTGTATCAACACGATTCATAATTAGTCCTCCTGTTTATCCAAGTGATTCCACATAATCTTGAAAAATGCGAAGACTAATGCCGCTGCAATTACAAACGAGATTCCTGTTAATTCCCAAACTGACATGTTACTTATCCTCCTTCTTTAATCCATGACTATCATGTAAATACTTTTTGATATGAATACGCAATTCATTCACAAGCCTGTTGATTAAAATAAGATCCTGAGTTTTGTAAGTGTTTGTCTTACGTTTTGGATTAAGATATTTCTTATAAGTAGCAACATCTTCTTTAACGAAGTTTGCATCTCCATATGGAGTACCTTTAGCTAGTTCCAAATAATACTCAAGACGTTCAATACATGCGAGCGTATGTAGAATCATCTTTGCTTTATTTTTAAGGCCACGTTTCATTTGTTTTCTCCATTCTTTTGAACTAAATAATTGTAATATCCCAACATTAAACCTCGTGTGGTATAATTGCTAGGTTCCTTTACATAGATAATAGTAAAATCAAATTTGTATTTACATTCTGGGAAGTTGAATGTTGGTACATTGCGTTTAACTTCAGAGTCCATATGTTCGACAAATCCTAGAAGATTAACTAAAGCAGTAGAACCGTCTATCTTATCAATCGGTTTGAAACCATTCATCTTATTATAATAGTACTCATAAAACTCTTTTAAAAATTTCCTATCGGATGAGTGTAATGTAACCTCTGCGGATAATAGCATTTCACCATTCTCCAAGGTACAAATATGATTGTCGTATTTACTAGATATTTTAAGATCTTTCATTATTGACCTCCGTATATGAAGTAATCTTTAACGAATTCACGGAATGAAATATCCAATGGGTTCTTGACGTATGTTATCTCCATCATAAAGAAATGAGGGAGTTCTCGTTCATATTTAGAATTTACAGTTGTATCAATATGGGAAATGAAGCCGAGGATAGTTCCTGGTTCTAATTCCTTAATTCCTCGGAGACCTCTAGTCATAGATAATTCATCATAGGATGGCTTGTTTGCGTCGAGTTGTTCCCAAACAGCTTTTCGATCATGCCCAGAAATTCTAATCGTTGCTTTATATACATCTCCATATCCATGGTTATATTGGTATACATCATAGTCACCATGACACTCAAGTAATTCAGTAATGTCCGTGCTATTTTCTGGTTTTAATAACATATTATTCTCCTTTACGTTTCATACCGTACATGCCAGCTGCAAGAACAGAAATAACAATACCTCCGAACAACAGATATGATTCTTCAGCATCTCCAGTAGCTGGAAGTTGTTTGCTTTTAGTAACATAAGTAGTTTCTTGAACTTTGTTACCTGGTTGATCTGGAGTAGGAACTTCAGTCTTGGGTTTATCTTCTTTAGGCGCAGGAACATCTGAGATTTTCAGCTCCGGTAATTCTAATACAGGTGCTGGCGGCATTTGTGGGATATCCTTAAGATCGATAGTCGGTTTGTGGTGAACTGGTGCGTCGTTAGGAATAACGCCACCTTTCCATTCGGGTTTATCATACTTAGGAGCATCAAATGGTACAGTTCCTCCGTTCCATTCCGGCTTAGTATGTACAGGTGCTTCATTAGGGATTGTTCCACCATTCCATTCAGGTTTTACGTGAACAGGAGGATCCAAAGGTACTACTCCACCTTCGAATTCTGGAAGTTCGTATTTAGGTGCATCATTTGGTTTATCCCATTTCGGACGAGACTTACCAACTGCACGACCATTACCATCATACAATTTAGTTTCAGCTTCATGCGATACAAATCCATCATTCCAGCTTGCGGTAAACAGATTGGTAGGATTGTATTGTACTGGTGTTCGAAGACGAGTCTTGTATTCAACCATGAGGATTTTGTTTTCGATCTTATCGATATGGGTCGTGAAACCATTGCTGTTGAATTTAGTGTTGGCTTGTGCTTGAGTAGCAGGTGAGTCGTATACCCATGGATCAACGTCCTTCACATAGCTATAAATAAGACTACCTTCGACATAGTCTTGATCGTCAGACCAAGTATCGGCAATATTCACATCTTCCATAGTTTGACGCTTATAGTTCAAACGAGCAACCCAATGGATAAGGTTTTGATCTGCACGATCTTGATAACCATATTTATACAGTTCTTCATTAGGGTTGATAGTACCCTTAGAACCTGCGTTGATTTCCACAACAGTTCCGTTGAAAGAAATATTACGCTTGGTGTTTTCTTGAACAACTTCACGGTTGATTTGTGTGTGGAAATTAAGGGAAATGGATTTATCCAGTGGATGATCCTGGAAGTAATTGTTGAACGTTGTCGTAACAGTACGCTCATTTGCTTTAACATCAGCTGTACCAACTTCTGTTTCGCCAGTTTCATTGTACACTGGGAAGTTGTAGCTGG